GTAGGAATACCGCACACGCAGCCCGAGCAGTGAGTCTGCCGAGTTGAGGGTCACGCCGCCGCCCGCCGTAAGCGTCACCGCGCCCGCACCCTGCCGAACGATCAGGACCGGCGATGTCCGAGTCAGCCCGCTCGGGACGTTGAGGACCACGGCGCTGCCGGAGTTCACGAGAAGCGTTCGACCACCCGAAAGGTCGTCGTTCGTTATATCCCTGCCGGAAGACACCGAAGTCGTGGTGACATCTTCGACCCACTCCACCCCGGTCGCACCCGAGTTGACGCGAAGCGCCTTGCGGTCATGTCCAGTCAGGACAGGGAGTTCGTTCGCGGGTAGGTCGAAAAACTCAAGAGCAGTGGCCCCGGAGTTTACGCGAACCGCCCTGCCTTCCTGTCCGGTGTAGTTCGCTGGGGTGTCAGTGAGGCCGGTAAAGGTCGTCGCTCCGGTCGCCGGAAGGTCGAAGAACTCCAGCCCGGTCGCGCCCGCGTTCACACGAACCGACCTGCCGCCTTGTCCAGTGTAGTTTGCTGGAGTATCAGTAAGACCAGTGAAACTTGTAGATCCTCCAGAAGCAGGATCTCTCCACTCTGTGTTTCCAAAGAAATCATCCAGAGTGTCAGAGATTTCTTCTCCTGTCATCAAGACGACTGGAGGAATAGACCAAATGAGAGTTCCACTCTCGTCTGGGTTGAGACGAAGAACTTTCCCAGCATCGTCTTCATTGTCATAGCTGGGAAAAGTGGTGAGAACGAAATTTCCGAATGTGATCTTTCTGCTGTTGCCTCCAGCAACAACATAGAGAAGATCAGTGCTCGAAAGACTCGTAACCGCCGTGAGTTCTTCTAGTGTTTTATCCGTCATCTCAGACTCCAACACGAGCGCCGGAGCGCTTTATTCTTCCAGACTCATCACCCGACATCAACAAGAATCCTTCCTCATCTCCCGACAGAAGAACATAAGTCGGAAGATTGAAGAACTTTATGAAGCCGAAGTCAGGAGACAACCTAGAGTTGTCAATTCTTCTGGAATATACACGAATTTCACCGTTCACGCTATCAGTATATAGCGAGAAATCGATAGTTCTTGTCAAAGAACTTTGAACGAAAGTGCTTTGCAAAGATCCATCTAGATATATACGAATTTCATATTCTTCTGGTTCTTCAGGAGTATCGACCTCTACTGAAGTTTCTTCTCTGATGATGAATTTGTTGCTTGCCGAGAAAGTAAGATCTCTCTCGACTAGATCAACGACAACGAAATCGGTCTCTGGTCTTTCATCATCAAGCCTGAGGTTTCTTGGGCGAACGGGTCTCTCCATGTCACGATTTGGGGTGAAAGAAAAGTTAGGATCTCTTGCTAGATCTCTTCTTCCATAGATGTTCTCATTTTGAATCTTGAACAGGATCGGCTCGTCATTTAGAAGGCGAAAACTTGCTTCGCCCAAGCCGGAAGAAGAAATTCTATGGAAGTAGATGATTGACCCAGAAGGAATGTCTCTAGGTCTTGTGCCGATCATGCCTCTTTTCAGACCATAGATCGTCACTTCACCAACATCTGTGACTTCACAAGAAGAGAAAGCCATCCATTCACCACGACAGTAGATCAACCAATCAGTATTGAACGGAAGAACCTCCTCGAATTCGATCTCGCCAAAGTTGGCATCGTAAAAGATTACTAGAGAGGAAAGACTTCCAGTCTCAAACCCATCGACGTCAGAAATATCAACAGACGTGATTCCGAAAAAGGCATACTGACCAGTTCTGGGGTCTTCGAAATCTATATTCGAAGCTTCTGTTCCAGTAAGAACGGTGTAGCCGATTGAAGAAGGAGTCGGTCTTCTAGGAATGACCAGAGGAAATGCTCTGGTCTCATCTATCTCCATTCCTATTCTACCGATGAAGTAGTGTGGAATCTCCATCACTTCAAACATAGTAACAGCCGCCGGAATTCTTTCAATTCCAGTCCAAGAGGATGGGCTGGGAGGAGATATGACAACATCATCCAGAGCGAATATGTCTTGAACAGCTTGAATTATGATTCGATTGTTGATCAGCTCACCAAAATCGATTTCTTGAACTCTCATGACGACATTGAATATTCCGTATTCCGGAAAATCAATTATGAAAGGATAAGTTGGCTTCATGAGATGAGCAGTTCTGTTCAGCTCGATCGTCATCTTGAAAACTGGAACACTGAACTGAGCGAGTTCTCTTGAAGCGAGCATCGCCGCAGTATTAGGATCATAACACATCGGAAAAGAGACGTTCATGGTTTTCAGTTCGCCATTTTTCATATTAGCGACTGCCATGTCTTGAGCAACAGCAGTGAGGTTGGTATCTTTTTCTCTAGAAGAGAACGAGACCTTGACTTGGGCATAGACATCAGCCCAAGCAGTTTTGGAGAAAGAGCTGATCGAGATGATGTCATTCTCATCAAATCTCGGAAGAAGTTCCGTATCGTAATCTCTTCTGATCAGCCGAAGTTTGAATTCCATGCTTTCATTATCTTGATACATGGACCCATTGATCTGACGCAGAACTTCAGAAATTACATCTCTTCCAGTTCTTCCACTTGAGACAATGATAGAGACACCATTGCCCTCATCAAACAGGATTTCTCCAACTTCACGAAAATTGTCGTAGTCTATTGATGAGGAAACTCTTCCGAGACCTCTCCATTTATTCAGAATGATTTCTGCAAGTGCCTCCGCGGGATTTATGTCCACGCCGATTCTTGCTTTTTCGTTCAGTTGGAGATTATTAGAATACGAAGAGACAACGAAAGAAATTCCACGAAGAGTCGGAGACTCACCGATGAAATTATTCTCAAAGACAATATGACAGACTCCATTGTAAGCAGGAATCGGTTCACCTAGGAAATTCTGAATGTATTGGTTCACACTTTGGGAAAGACTTCCTGGATAGAATCGGAAATTACCGATCCAGCCACCACCTTTCTTTCTTCCACCGAAAAGTTCTGGTTCATATATATCAGATTCAAACTCGATAGGTCCTCTTGCGGTTATCACATAGTTAGTCGTAGAAGGACCATCGATTATTGTAAACAACGGAAAGGTCGGATTGAATAGAATTCCGAATTCTATGAAACGAGTCTGCTTGGGAACAACTCCACCTACTCCGGCAGAAAGATTAATTCCTGTGTCTGCATCAATCAAAGAAGAGATCAGAGACATGTCTGCTCTTCTGTAGAATATGTCAATTCTCAAAGATCCAGGAGCCGGACCTCCACCAGCTAGATTGATGAAGTTCATGACGATTCCTCCGCCGTGTCCAGCAGTGAAATCGAATATATCCAAATCCTCTGGAGCGATCGAAAAGACTTCAGAAAGATCTACAGTTACGAACCTTCTGGTGGTGAAAGTTCTAGCTGTAGAAACTCCTCCTAGATGTTCTGCAGTGAATTCCTCTTCTTCACCACCCGGCTGAACTGGCTCTCCATCGATCACGATCTCATGAAGTTGACAAGGACCAAGACAAATTGCCAGATCTATCGTGAGATAATAGTTGTATGCAACGATCACGTTGGTCGAAGAGAACAAGCTCGTTCTGATATTCTCGACGACAGGCTCAGCTCTAAAATCTCCATACCAGATTGTGTTCGGTCCATTGACCTTAACTTTTCCAAGAACAAGAGGAACAGGAGCATCCTCGGTCGCTCTGGGAAACTGTTCCGGATCGAGCTCTTCTTTTCGTGCATTTTCAAACTGAGGCCTCGGAGCAAGCAAGGCCGTCAAGATGAAAGAGACGAAGAACAGAGCAAGATTAAGGAACATCAGATTCTCCCGTTGAAAGGATTTCTATTCGGAACGAAAGGAAATCCTCCATAGTTCACAGCGTTCGACAATTCCTTGCATCTTGTGAAAGAATGATCACAGCCAATGGTTATCGTGACTTCATCTCCGACCTCAGCGGACATGAAAGGGTAAGAGATCGTGAAGTTCGTTCCAGAGTTGGACATAATCATCCTCCTCTGGGTTCTTCCATTCAGGATCATTTCTCCCGAAACGCATTCTCCGTTCGAGTATGGACTATCGTCAAGAACGATCGAAAGCCCAGAGATGGAGGTTATCGTCGTGACGTGCTGATTTCCACCAGTTCTTGGTAGCTTGCAGAACTGATCGAAGAGAACATGGTTGCACGGCCCCTGATATCTCGGAGCAGGAAGAAGACCATTGAGAAAATAGGTCAACATCGAAGGTATGAGAACCTTCGCTTGTCTTCCTTCAACAGAGAAAGAAACGACCTCTCCTATCCAGTAGGTGATCCGAGAAGCAAGGTCTCCGTTGTGAGCTCTCAGAAGAGTTAGAGTAAGATTCGGCGGGCCAATTCCGAAAATGTATTCGTTGATCATCGGATGATTGACCGGAAGAGTCACGGTCATCTGAATTTCACTGCTCTGCTCAGTTCCGACTTTCACAGCATCTCTTGAAATCGTAGTCGAGACATAGGTGTCGGACCCAATCGTGATGTCTCTTCCATACGAAGTCAGAAAGTATGAGTTGTCAGTTCCTACGAACCTGTAGAGTTCGATAGGACTCTGAGCGACGCTTTCTTCTGTTAGAGAATACGTCATTCCTTCACGCTCTGAACCGAGAAAGATATCTCGATGCCGGAATCTGTATGAGTGAGCTGTATTGTATCACTCATGTGTATTCTCAACAACCTTGAAATTCTGCGAAAATTCTCGACTTTCGGATCATTTGGAAGATTTGGAGTTATCGTGAAAGTTGTGTTTCCCGGAGAAACTGAAGTAACTTCGGTGATCGTGTGTCTACTGACAGTTCCGTCAGAATATTCTATCTCGATTCTGCGAAAGGTCTGAGACAGTTCAGGAATTGAGAAATAGTTTTCAGAAGGAAACACGATTGTGCTTCCATTCTGGGTCAGAGAGCTAGCATTGACGTCGTTCAGGAATGTCGGCATCAGAAATGAAAGCCAAGATCCACGAACGGTGTTGAAGAATTTCTTCCAATACTTGAGAGATTCAAAGTCTCTCTGTCTGATGAGAAAGGTCAGGTTCGTTTCTTGGGTGAACTGATCTCTGGGCGAAAACAGATCGACTCTTCCATACTCGAAATCAACAGGATCAGTAATGTAGACCGAGCTGTTTTCGACACGATTCGGCCTGACCGTCTGAACATTCAGAGACGAGAATTGAGTTATTGATATTGAAGATTGATTCTCCAGTATGTAATCAGTGGGAATGAAAACTTCAGTCGTCTGAGAACCGAAGATTCCATTGAAGTTGTCTTTCAGGGAAGTGACATACCCAGAGAACTTAGGACACACGAAATTCGTGGTTCCGACATTCACTGGAACTTCATCCACCGTGACGGTGTTTCCGGTGAAGTTCTCTACCTCTGCCTCACCGATTATTTTGAAAGAAGAATCTAGAATTACGATTTTCACTCCTTGATCTATGCAGCAGATCTCGGTGTCGAAAACGAGAGTGTCCGAGCCCTGAAGAGCAGAAGCAAGAAACTGAGTAGAGTATTGGAACATTGGAATCAGAGAATACTGATCCATCAGCTCTTGGGCTTCAGAGAGAGTGATAGTCCTATCTCTCTGAGAGAACACAGGATATCGCATCTCTACTCTAGCTCTCGGAGTAGCTTGAATGGATGCTCTCTGCTCAGACCCGTTTCTGGAGACCATGATATTGGTTCTCCATTCAAGAGTCTCGCGTATTTCCGTAGGTATCCTGGAGAAAGTGGTCACGATATGATCTTTCTAATCGTTCCACGATTTCTTTCAATCGCTTGAACGATAGCCGCGTTTCCAGCTTTTCCTCTGAGAGCGTTTCCGATGTCCTCTTCAGAAAGAACAACGGAGACGTTGACATTCGGAGGAGCGACGTTCACATTGGGCTGAAGCTGACCCTCCATGTTCTGTCTCTGCATCCTCTGTTGTTGAGGAGTCAGAATATCCACTCTCTCGTCTGGTCTTTTCTTGAAGGAGACTATTTGACTATCCGTGGTTCCAGGCCCAGAAGGAAGAATAGAGCCACCCGCACTGAACCCGAAGAGACCACCAAGGAAGCCTCCGCCTCCACCGAAGCCACCTCCACCTATTCCGAACAGACCGCCGAGAGTTCTGAGCAGAAGTTGCTGAGCAGACAGTTTGAGAAGATTCGCGAAGAACTCGGCGAAGAATTTCCGAACATTGAATTCACCGGTCTTCGCAAATTCAACTATCGCGTCTGCCGCTCCATTCACGAGACCGACAAATTCACCACCAACAGCCTTTCCGAAATCAGACATGGTCAGAATGGACTGACCGATAGCTGCCTTGAAACCACCGCCGAACGTTCCAGCAGCCGCGTTGAGAGTATTCGTCATCTCAAGAAGGGCGGCGTTGTATTCGTTGACAGTTATTCTTCCCTGCTCGAATAGAGCATTGAGAGCGGCCATCTGTTCGATAGCCTTCTCCCTCGGGCCGACTATGCTCTCCAGAACATCAGCCTGAACTCTCGCAGCTTCGAGCTGTTGAATTGTCGCAACAGCGAGTTCTCTTTCTTGATCAGTCAGACCGCGCTTGAGTTGTTTCTCGATGTTGATCAGCTCTTGAGCAATCTTCCTTTCCTTGTTTCCGAGCTGAAGAAGTTGTATCTCTTGGCGCATACCGTTGAGAATATCTTCGAAGCTGGTCTGCTGACCACCGCCTCCACCTGCTCCTGCTCCTTTTCCTGGAACGACTTTCGCTCTCGCTGCTTCCTCAGCCGCTTTTCTAGCAGCCACTTCTTGAAGAGCTCTATCCGCTCTTGCATCAGCAGCGTTGTTCTGAGCTCTCTCAACGATCGCAGAGCCTATGGTTCCAGCGATGTTTTCTATTCTACTCGAATTCAGTGAACTGCTGAAAGCGGACGTGAAGGCTTCGGCGGCTCCTTTTCCGCTTCCACCGAAATTCGTTCTGAGATTATCGAAAACTGCCGGAGGTATGAGCTCTCCGGCTTGAATTCCTAGAATCTCACCGAACTTGGTCCCAGCGAGAGAATTTAGAGCAGCGATGATCTTGTTCAGAGCATTGATCATCAAATTCGCAATTGCTTCGGCACCTCTTGCGAAAAGATCAGTAAGACCATCGATCGCCGCTCCAGCAGCTTCTGGGATAGAATTCCAAGCTGCGTTTATTCCAACGACTGCGGCGATCACAACTCTAGGAATGAATGTGATCGTGTTAATGACGTCTGCTGCGAATTTCGCGATAACTGGAAGTGTGGTAGTGAAAGCTGAACCGATCGCTCTTCCAACACCCGAGACGGCAGACTTTATGAGCTCCCAGATGGGTCCGAGGAAAGGAGTCAGAGCCTCTGAGAGGAGTTGAAGAGAAGCGATGGCCAGATCTTTCAGAGTCACGAATCCCAGAGATGTGAATTCTATCTTATCGCCGAAAGTCGCTATGCCGATAGCGAGAAGACCGAAAAGTCCAATGATCGCAGTTATGGGATTAGCGGCTAGAATTACCCAGAAGGAAGACACTGCTCTTCCTGCCAGGATTGCCGCGCCTGAGATTAGCGGGAACTGCGCGGTAAGCCTTGCCCCTAGGGTGCTTTGTGCCGCCTGCGCGGCCACCAGCCGCACGCTAGCGGCCGTTGCGGCATTAGTGGCTACCACACCCGCCGCCCGCGCTTGCGCCAGCCTAGCGGCCTGCGCGGCTTCCACGCCTTCAACGATACTCAGTTGCTGAGTTACTCTGACTAAATTCGCTTTCGCAGCAGCGAGATTCACGAATCTGCCAGTCTGGATGTTTCTGGCGAGTCCATTCTTCACTACGAATTGAGATTCAAGAACTTCTTGCTGAATAAGCGCCTTCTTCTGGGCTATGAGCGCCAGATTCTGAGCAAGCTGAGCTTGCCGACTCGCGTTGTTCGCGACTTGCGCTGCGGTGTTCGCCGCCGTAGCAGTTCTGATCGCAACGAGTCTGTTCAGAACAGCAGTTCCCTGAACTGCGACTTGTCTGATTCCATTCGCGTAAGAAGCAACACTCGCAAGAACAGATCCTGCAAATGCGAGAGCCAGAACTCCTGAAAGAGCCAGAACTGATCTAGCGAGAATATCGACGTTTCCAGAAACCAGAATGATCGAGTTTGCTAGAATCGCTGATACTCCAACGGCATCATCGAAAGAGTCTACGAATTCTTTGAGATTCGTTCTTGCAACTTCAAGAGCTTGTTCAATCGTAGGCTGAGTCTGAGCGAAAAGTGCGTCGATCTCAGCCGCTGCATTCTTGAAAGCATCAAGAATAATATCGCCGGTCAGCTTGCCCTCAGATCCAAGTTCTCTGAGCTGTCCTCTTGTGACACCGAGCTCTTTTGCGATGATGTCAGTAACGAATGGAAGCTGTTCAAGAATAGAACGAAGTTCGTCGCCACCCAGACGGTTAGAGGCGATACCTTGACCGAGCTGAATGAGCGAAGCGTTTATCTCTCGAGTATTTGCGCCAGACAGAATCGCGGCCTTGGTCACGGACTCGGTGAACCTGAGAACTTCCGCTTGGGATCTTCCAAGAGCCTTCGCGGAAAGAGCAGTTCGGGTGTAAGTCTGAGCCACACCCTCAAGATCTGCTCTCGATCTTCTCGCAATCGCGAACAATTCCGTCTGAACTTGTTGAAGCTCGACCGATGAGCTGGTTGTAAGACGAAGTCTGTTCTCGAGATTAGTCAGAGCATCGAGTTGAGAAGTTATTGCTCTTCCGATCCCGAAACCACCGAGAACGAACAGAGCTCTCTGAAGAAGGAAAACTCCACGAGTAGCACGATTCGCAGACTCACCAAGTTCATCAAGTCTACGCTTGATGACTCGAATACCAGATTCTCGAAATACGATGTCGACGTTTTCTCTAACCATCATTCATCTCCATCATTCATCTCGTGACGTGAAAACACGAAGAGTTGGAAGAACCGCTCTAGCTTCGGCTAGAGCAGCTTGAATGAAACCTGCCGGAGCCTGAGGAGAATATCCGTCGTTCAAACCCTTACCATTCGGAAGATTTCCGATATAAGGAGTGTTGTTGTTGATGTAGATCGCAGTCTGGAGACCACCGCCTCTGCCCGAGACGCCGCGAACACTATTGATCCGAGCGAGACCAGCGGCAATCGCTGCGTTGGCGTTGGCTCTTTCACCAATGCCGAGTTTCTTTCCAGGAGCGTAAGGAGATATCTCAGCACGGGTTGGAGCGCCAATACCCACCCGCCAATTTGAGCGAGCGTTTCCTGTATCGACGGGAGTCGATAGAACCAATGCACGAAGAGCTCGCTTGGCGACAGCCTTCGTGAAACGAGTTCCTGCATTCTCTATCTGGGATCCGCGTTTGCGAATGTTTCTGGAGAACTGAGCGAGAGACGCCATTATTTCTTCGTCTTCTTTTCGAGATGTTTCATGTAGACCTCATCCATTGCACGAATGTGATGGTGCATTGCTTCGGTCTGTTCTTCGCTCAGTTTCTTCCTTTCGCAGTAGCTCTGAATCGTTTCCCACCAGATAGGTCCGAGGCCAAAGCCTACCTGTCTAGAGGACATGAGATCCATGAACCCTAGGTAGTATAATTCAAGCCCCTTCAAAAGACTAGGGGCGTTTTGGATTTTCTCGGGAAGAGGCAGACCGTGTTTCTCGGCCTGCTCTATGATCTGATTCTCGACTGGTCCCTGTATGAGCTCATACTTGAGGACCTCGATCAGTTTCCCGCTTCTTCCTCGAGCTCAGCCTTGCGGAAGTTCGCGATCGATTGGGCCTGCTGCTGAATGTCGAGAAACAGATTCGGAAGAGCTCTAAGAGTGATCTCGACGTTTTCCTTGTTGAAGGGAAGAATGGATCCATCTCTGGCTTCGATGCCGGACTTCCAGTTTTCACCGTCACGAACCTGCCAGTCGAAGATGATCGATTCAGAGTAGATATCGATCATGATCTCCATGGATCTCTTGTTGCCGAGAGCTCCAGCTTCCATGGCCTTTCTGACCGGTTTCAGCTTCTTCTCTGCGTAGCGAACATATCTGGAGTTCCCTTGCCCGGCGTGACCGATGCGAACTCTGAACTCACCATAGTCCAGGAAGACTCCTTCCTGTTCCATGTTGGGATCAGTTTCGAAAGTGTCATACATTCCCATTTTAGAGTTCTCCAGGTTATGCAGCGTTCGGAAGGTAGTTGAAGTAGGTGATCAGAAGAGTGTGGTTGAGATTGGCGTTGATGTCTTCGCCAGAGGCAGCTTCAGTCGTCAGAGGAAGAGTGATCGGCTGATCGACTTCGACGTTGAGGCGACCATCACCCAAGGATAGCAGAGGAATGTCATAGACGATTCCAGTGTTATCCTTGACGAACGAGATGTCCAGAGTGACGTCTGCATTGTTTCTCACCGCTTGGGTCGCAGAGACGTTCGAGAAGTAAGCGGTCAGCTCTCCCGAGACAGTGAAGGTTCCGGCGGTGACATCGAAGGCGCCAAGAACCCCGACTGCTTTGTTCGGAGAGACGTTGTTGTTGATCGAAATCGTCGCCTCAGTGACATAAGCGAAGAGAGCAGCAGGAGCCGCGTTAGTGCTCGACACGGTCGACAGACGAATTCTGCCGATGTCGCTCGAGCTGTTGTATTCTTTTGCCGACGGGAACGTGATGACGTTGGACCGCTTGGGTCCAGTCACAGCGTCTCTCTGCTCGTTGTCTGTGGCAATGAAGGTGAAGTCGACGTTCACGAGTTCAGCAGAAGGAATGTTCAGCGTGAACTCATTCGGCACAGCGCCCTTCAGAACTTCAGACTGAATCTGTGCAGGCTGAGAAGTGTCGGGAGCGCCCAGAAGGCGTTCCACGTTGTAAGACCGACGCCTGATCAGAGATCCAGTCTCGTTGCGAAGAACATCGCCGAAGAAAAGCCGAATGGTCAGACCCATGCCGGTTTCAGTCGACATCGCTGCGAAAGATTTGTCGAGTGTCAGGCGGTTAGTTGCGACAGAACGAACTCTCTTGAAACCGTTGTTCGCCGCAGTGACGAAGCGAGTCGGAGCAGAGTCACCACCGACGAAGATCCACTGACCAGGAACGATGCCCAAGGTCGTGAAATTCAGAGTCGTCGAAGTGATCGCCGGAAGATCGCCAGTGTTGTCTACGCCGAGATCAGCGGAAGTTGCCTGATAACCGACGACATCGATTCTGGCTCTCGCGGGAGGAGTTTCGGCGACGAGGCTTCCAGTTGCCACGTTCACAGAGGCGTTCGTGTCGATTCCGGTCACGAGATGCAGACCATTGTTCGTCGCGTTCGTGAAACCGATGCCCTTAATCAGAGAGTTCACGAGAAATCCAGTCGTGGAAGCGACGACATATTCATCGGGATCCGTTGAAGCGAGATCGATAGCAGTCACAGTCTGACGACCTTTTCGACGAACATCTGCGAACATCACGCCTTGCATGAGATCTGTCAGATTCTGAAAGGTCAGGTTGTGATTGAAACCACCGGAAGTGTCGAGATCGGTGGTCACACCTTTCCGGCGCTGACGAGAAGGGTTGATCGGATTCGGAGAAACGGTGATCACCTCACCGCCGAAATCACTGTAGCTGTTCGGCTCAAGCTGATACCACGTCGGCGTTCCGCCGAGCCCACCTTCGCCGGGAAGAAGGCCGAGCTGAGCTTCTTCAGCATAAGCGAGACCGGTGATGTTGGAGTCGATCTTTTGGACCTGTGCCATTGCGGCCTCTTTACTTGACTTCGTTGTATTGGAACTCGATGGTCACATTCGTCTGCGTGAAAGCGCCGTCTTTTCCAGCTTCGTTGATCCGGATATTTCGGAACCAGACTCCGTTGGGAGAGGACTTCCCTTCGAAACCATCGGCCATTACTTTAGCCAACTGATAGGATTCTTGCAAGCCATTTCCAACGCGAGTGAAGATCTGCAGAAATATGATCCCGGTGCGTTCAAAGGCACGATTGCCAATACCACCGAGTGTCTGTTGACGACCAGCCACATGACGAATCGTTGAAACGGCCCACGCCGAATCATCCACTTCACGGTCGCCCTGAACGGCTTCCCAGAAAATCTTGTGTCCAGTCGGATTCCAAGCAGCGAGAACCATCTCCTGCATATCATCGACCGCCTGCTCGAATGTGATGTTGCTCATCGTCTGGTCCCCAAGAACGCAAGAATGTTGAGAGTCGCGGGGCGCAGAAACTGATAGGCTGTCACGTTCCAGTTGATAGTTCCATCACGGACAGTCTGGTAGAGACGAAGATCATTCTCTCCGGGACAGGTGATGATAATCTGCTCGCTGAATGAGACCATGTCGATGAACTCGGTGCCTTCGCCCAAGGCGGAAAGACCGAAGATGCGAACTTGGTTCGGAGTTACGAACACGCCGGACAGTTCAAGAGTTTCTTCGGAATCGACTGATCCCTTCCAAGGCCGAGAAGGATCGATTGGTCCTCCGGTCTTTCTTACGAAAGATATCGGTCGACCATTCTCACGAACCAGCCTTTCAGCAGTCGCTGCGAGTTTGGCATAGTCGACCATTACCGATAGACCCCACCAGTTGCAACGATGAGTTCACCGAGAAGACGATCAGCCTCAGGATACTTCTTGAAGATCTGACGAACCGTGTTGGAATAGGCAGTCTCAGTTTCGATCGGACCGACTTTCTCCATGATGCGGCGAATGTCCTGACCAGTGTCAGACACGACCGGATCAGGCATGAGATTTCCGCTGATCGCACGAAAAGCATACTCGACAGTCGCCTGCCGAAGCTTCTCAGGAATGCCGATGAACGGAACTCCCACGCGAGAGATCGCTCCTTCTCTGGGCCACTCGAGCATCTGCTCAGTAGAATCGATACCACCGATCAGCTTGTCGTAATCCCATTCGATGTGATTCGAAACAGCCGAGCAGAGAATATCAGACTGCTCTCCAGTCAGCTTGTTTCGAACGATGATGGAATTCGATCCAGCCGTTTCTGCGTCAACCTGCGGATGAGTGGAGATGGTAGTCAGAAGGTTGTCGATCGTCACAGCGATGGTCGAACCGATCTCAACTTCATTGACACCGGGAGAGTTGTTGACGAAGGTGAGCGTCACAGATCCGATGGTTACGGTGTTTCCATTCGTCGGCTGAGTGTTGAACTGAAGAAAGTTCGAAGCGGCGACGCTCAGTTCAATGAACTTCTTCATGCCGAGAAACATCGAACCGAAACGCTTGTCGATGTAATCGGTGGCTGCGATCAAAGCAGCTTCACGAACAGCAGAAGTCGCCGCATCCCAGGAGGTGTGACGGTTGCGACGGTGAAGGTAGGAATGAGCATAAGAGAGGCCGGCGTATGAGTTGGCTTCATAGATGCCGGAGCCGTCCTCTACAATCATGCTCATGGGAAGTTTCTCGCTGCGATGACCGACGCCTCACGGCGATCGTCAAGGTAATGAAGCCGAGCCGTTCCGTTGGGACCAGCGGTGATATTGATCTGAACTCCGCTCTCGAAGAAACCAATCCGCCAGACTTCATTCGCAGCTAGATTGGGAGTGCCGATGGTTCGACCAGTTGAAGTCGTCATGATAAGCTGCCCCTGAGAAACAGGAACGCTCGAGGAAACTCCGAGAACCCCGGCCTCGGGGAGCGGGAGGGGCAGCGAGGCCGGGGTCTGGATCAGTCCGGCGAAGCGTTCCTTTCGGCTACGCTCCACCCGACGATCGCGTTGGATCTTCGACTTTGCAGCTTTCGGATCCAACGCCATGACGTTACCCTTTCACGCCGAAGTTCGGACGATGGACGCCGCGCTGCGTCTTGCGAGCCATCGCTCGATCGATCGGAGCGCGGGGATCGAGCGTCTTCAGATCGACGCCTTTCAGCAGCTGAGTCGTGGCCGCATGTTTCGCAGCGCGGAGTTCCTGCTGACGCTTGATGTAGACCATGTTCGCCTCACGATCGCTGACATCAGGAATTTCCCGCTGAATGCGGTTCTTCGTGTGAAGCATGGCGTGACGGATGCGAAGATCCATCTCATCCAGCTTCTTGCGATTCGTTTCGACGCCGCTCTGCTGCTCCTGGAGAATTTCCAGAAGTTCCTGAAGGCTGGTCGTGGGAACCGTCATCAGAAAGCCCAGGAAGGAGTTGACATCAGTCGGCCCCTTCTGGGCGAACTCGTCCAGCAAGCTGGAGTCGGCAATCACTTCTTCTTGCCACCCTTGCCCTTCTTCGGCATTCGATTTCTCCTCTTCCACGATCGGGTTCTCGCGGCTGAAATGAGGAGCCGCGTTGATGATGTCCTGACGGGTGACAGGACCTCCGAGAAGTTCCTTCACAGCATCGATTTTCGGCGCACCTTCGGACGTCCAGTGGTCGTCGTTCAGAGTGTCGAGTTGAGAAAGAGCTTCCCGGATATCCATATCACTTCTCCGTATCAGTCGTCAAGCATGACGATGTAGGCCAGTTGCAGAACGCCGCTGGTGGTGAGATTGACGGTCGCGCCGTCCACGATGTTGACGGCATCGATCAACACGTTCAAGTTCAGTTCGAGAGAACCGTCGGTGTTGTCGAAGATCACCTGCGTTGCGTTCACTGCACGAACACGGGGAGAGAGTTCTGCGGTCGCAGGACCCGTGGCCGTGGAAGCGATGATGTCGACCTCTGCCCCGGAGAGAGTGACGTCAGCAGTCGGCGCGGTGCCGATCGAGAAGTCGCCATCCCAAGCCGCATCGAGGTTCGGATCGGTTCCAGAGCCCGCGAGTTGAACGTAGGCCACAGCGCCCAGAAGGAGAATGTTACCCTCGGGCAGATCGCCGATCACGGCAGTTCCCCAACCGACAGCGGCACCAGTCGCCGTGACAGCGACAGTTCCACGAATGTTGAAGTTCTGCTTGATGATGTCCTGCTGCTGAGCAGCGCCTCGGGACAACGAGCGAGGAAGACCTTTTCCCATGAGAACCTCCTTGAAGGGAAAGGGAGGAAGCGGTCACCCGCTTCCTACGTCCACAGGGAGCCTTACGCCTCGCGGGTGACCAGACGGGCGAACTTGATCTGCTTCCGCTCGGGATAGACCCGGTTCCAGGAAGCAGCTTCATCCAGGTCAGGACCGCCCGTGCCAGAGTTCGCCGGACCACCGTCTGGAACGCCAGCACCCACGAAGGCGTGACCCGTCGGGTGGATCGTCCACATGACGCGGGAGTAGAGGACGTCCTGACCGCCACCGTTGCCGCCACCAGCGCGACGATCTTGTTCAGCTTGTCTTCGCCGCGGCCCGATCCG